AAGCTTAAAAAGGTTGTAGGAAAAAAGAAATGATTGGACAATTATTAGGACCAGTCGCTGGTCTAGCTAGTAGCTGGCTGGATGCAAAGACCACAAAGCAAGCCGCAGAAGCGAAGCTAAAGCTTACAGAAGCCGAGGCTAAAGCAAAAATATTACTGTCAGAAAAGACAAGCGTTGCCGATTGGGAACGCATTATGGCAGAGAATAGTAAGACATCCTGGAAAGACGAATTTTTCGTTATTGTGTTGTCAATCCCATTAATTTTGGCGTTCATACCAGGTGCCGAGGGCATCGTAGACAGAGGCTTTGAGCAGCTTCATAAGGCACCAGACTGGTATTTTTACAGCTTGGGTATTGCAATTTCAGCCTCTTTCGGTGTGAAAGGGTACAAACAGTTTGTGAGGAGAAAGTAATGAGTTTCAAACTGAGTAGAAGAAGTCTTGATAGACTAGAAGGAATCGATGAAAGATTACAGGCTGTTGTGAAAATGGCAATAACACTGACCAAAACCGATTTTGGAGTGGTGCAGGGTATGAGAACCCTTGAACAACAGAAGGAACTTGTAGCCAAGGGCGCATCGAAAACCCTAAAATCTAAACATCTAGAGGGAAAAGCTTTTGATATCATGGCGTTTGTGAACGGACGGGCATCGTGGGAGTTGAACTTGTACGATGATCTGGCTGACGCAATAAAAGAAGCAGCTATACAGGTAGGAGTTCCTATTTGCTGGGGCGCGGCATGGGCTGTTCCTCAAAAGGGTTATCCGATGGATATCCGTAAGTGGGAAGGCACTATGGAGGAAGCCATGAATGCCTACATAGATCTACGTCGATCTGAGGGTAAACGTCCATTTATTGATGGGCCACACTTTGAACTCATAGATTAGGAGCTAGATATGGAAACTTCACCAAGACCAAAGCTTAGACCAACCAAGAGGCCAAGGCTTAGACCGTCTGAAGAGGAGATGGCGGACATTGAAGCTGGGCGCACAATCAGACGTGCCAACCGATTGAAAAAACTAATTGAAAAAGAAGCCGAGGGTCTTCTAGATAAAACACCTTTAGTTCCTATTAGACCTCCAACAGGAGATCCTGTTAAGGGCATGTCAAGGAAAAAATTCCGTTCTCGTAGTCAAGATGGTAGTAAAGAAGGAACACAACAGTTTACTCTAGGCGGCGATGTCCGACACAATCCAAATAGAGGTAAAACATATTAATTCATGGACGGTGTTGATTTCGCAAAATATATCTATAAGGTACTACGAGAGCGCGAACAAGATATTGCAAGTGCTCTTGCACATGATGCTGCTAAAGATTGGGAGCAGTACAAACTCATGGTAGGTGAGATACGGGGCCTTACCTACGCCCGTGAGGAGATTAAAGCCCTGCTGGAGAACCACGTAGACGATGTCGAAGACCTTATATCTTCCTGAACATGTCGCGCAGAAAATGAATAAAGAACGGGAGGAGGCTAAAGAAGCCGACTCAACGTCTGTCGAAGGCGCATATGTTGACGCGAAAGATCGCGTATTAGATCCATCACTCATAGATAAACCGCTTACAGACCGTTTGCCTCAACCAACAGGCTGGCGGGTTTTAGTTATGCCTTATCAAGGCGCAAGCAAAACGCATGGTGGTTTATATATTCCTGATGAAATACGAGACCGTGAAGCGGTAGCCACGGTTGTAGCGTATGTTTTAAAGATTGGACCACTGGCTTACAAAGACCCAGACAAGTTCGGGCCTGATTCAGAGCCATGGTGCAAAGAAGGCCAATGGGTATGCATTGGTCGGTATTCTGGTTCACGATTTAAAATAGATGGGGGCGAAGTTCGTATAATTAACGACGACGAAGTGATCGCAACTATTTTAGAACCAGATGATATAAAACACGTCTAGGAGGAAAAGATGGCAGAAGAAACTATTGAAGAGCAAAAACCAGAAGAAGAAGGCGTAGAGATTGAACTTGACGCTCCTGAAGAATCTAAAGAGGAGGCCAAAGAAACTACGCCAGAACCGGAGGTTGAAGTAGAGGTAGAAGAACAACCAGAGGAGGTTACTGCTTCTGAAGAACCTAAAGATGAAGTAGATGAATACGGTGCTAAAGTACAAGCTCGTATAAAGAAACTCACAGAAAAGTATCGTAAAGAGGAACGTGACCGAGAAGAAGCTGTTCGTATGGCAGAAAAGCTTCTTGAAGAAAACAAGACACTGAAGTCTCAGGTCAAGAACTTAGACAAAGGTTACGTTAGTTCTGAAGAGTCCAGGTTAGAAACTGAGATCGACTCTTTGAAACGTCAGTATAAAGAGGCGTACGAGGCTGGAGATACGGATGCAATGTTCGCTGCACAGGAGGCTTTATCCAAAGTTGCAGTGGTTCAAGACCGTGTTCGTTTAGCCAAAGATCGTTTAGATCGGGAGCAAAATGCAGAGGAACAGCCTCAAGAACAACCTGCTCCACAGCCTCAACCAGCAGTCAAGCCAGACCCCAGAGCAGAGGAATGGGCTAACAAAAACACATGGTTCGGCTCAGATGAGGTTATGACTTACGCAGCGTTTGGGATACATAAAAAGCTTGTCGAAGAAGAAGGGTTTGACCCGCAGACCGATGAGTATTATACTGAGGTAGACAAACGCATTCGTTCGGAGTTTCCACAGAAGTTCCAAACAGCGAAGAAAACGGGTGGAGCACAGGTCGCACCTGCTGCCGCTTCAGCAACCCGCAGCACAGCAAAACAGGGGCGCAGGTCGGTGAAACTATCACCATCACAAATTGCGATGGCGAAACGTTTAAACGTACCGCTAGAAGAATACGCTAAATATGTGAAGGATTAAGCTTATGGCAGATAGAACACCACGTAAAACCACCACACGAGAAGACAACTCTCGCAGAAAACCATGGGCACCGCCCAGTCACCTACAAGCACCTGATGCCCCTCCGGGCTATGTGCATCGTTGGATTCGAGTCGCAATGCGTGGCGAGGAAGACAAAATGAACGTCAACTCCAAGCTACGTGAAGGATGGGAACCCGTCCGTAAAGATGAGTATCCAGACTATGAAGCACCTACTATCGACGAAGGTCGTTACGAAGGTGTGATTGGTCAAGGTGGTCTGATGCTGTGCCGCATACCTGTTGAAACAGTAGAAGAAAGAACTGCATATTACGGGGGCAGAACCCGCGAACAGATGACTGCTGTAGATCAGGACCTTATGAAGGAGCAACATCCTTCAATGCCGATTCAAAATAATCGGCAAAGTCGTGTAACTTTTGGAGGTCGTGAACGCGACTCCAATTAACTTAAAGGATTGCTAATATGGCAAATACTAACGTTGCATTCGGACTCCGTCCGATTGGTGTAGTCGGTCAAGGCTACAACACCACTGGTGCGACCGAGTATCGTATTGCTTCCGGTAACACAAACGCGATTTACCAAGGTTCACCCGTAATACCGCTGTCAACAGGCTTTATTGATATTGTTGGCGCGGCTGCTGGTGGGACTGTAGGTCTCGTAGGTGTGTTCGCTGGTGCGGAATACGTTTCGTCCACCACTGGTGAAAAAATATTTTCACCTTACTGGCCTGGTTCTGGCGCGGATTCTAATTTTCCCGTCAAAGGTTTTGTGTATGACAACCCATTACAATCATATGTGATTTGTTCAGACGCTTCACTAACAAGTGAGTCGACTGCACGAGGGCATGTGTTTGCTAATGCTAACTTTGCAAACGGTGATGCTGGTTCAACAACCACAGGTATTTCTTCTGCGAAGTTGGGTGTCAGCACAATCAACACCACCGCTAATTTGAACTTGAGAATTATGGGTATTCAAGATGACCCTGAAAACTCAGACTTCACTGCGGCTGGTATTCCATTAATCGTACGTTTGAACAACTCCTTCAATTCACCGAACGGTGCTATTGCAGGAGGTACTGTTTCAACGACTGGCGTATAAGGAGACTGACTTATGGCTATATCTCGCGCACAACTAGCGAAAGAGTTGGAACCAGGTCTCAACGCCTTGTTTGGTATGGAGTACGACAGGTACGAAAACCAACATGCAGAGATCTTTACAACAGAATCTTCTGATCGAGCATTCGAAGAAGAAGTAATGTTGAGTGGTTTCGGAGCAGCACCAACCAAGTCGGAAGGTTCTGCTGTAAATTTTGACGACGCTAACGAAGCATACACTGCTCGTTACAACCACGAGACTATCGCACTTGCGTTCTCAATTACTGAGGAAGCAGTCGAAGACAATCTTTATGATCGTCTTGGTTCGCGTTACACTCGTGCGTTGGCTCGTTCAATGGCACACACAAAGCAGGTTAAAGCTGCTGCGATTCTTAACAACGCTTTCACAGCAGGTGCTTCTGCTGGTGGCGACGGAGTTGCATTGTGTGATGCGTCACACCCACTTACAAGCGGTGGTACGTTTGCTAACGAACCGTCAACGGCTGCTGATTTGAACGAAACATCTCTCGAAGATGCTTTGATCAACATCGCAGGTTTTGTTGATGAGCGTGGTCTCAAGGTTGCTTTACGCGGCACAAAGTTGGTCATCCCACGTCAGCTACAGTTTATCGCTGAACGTTTGATGGTATCTAACTTACGTGTTGGTACAGCGGACAATGATGTAAATGCTCTAAGATCAATGGGAATGTTACCACAAGGTTATGCGGTAAACGACTTCTTAACTGATCCAGATGCATTCTTCATCTTGACAGACGCACCTCGTGGATTTGTCCACTTTGAGCGTACGCCAATGTCCACTGGTATGGAAGCTGACTTCGATACTGGTAACATGAGATTCAAGGCTCGTGAGCGTTACAGCTTTGGGTTCTCAGACCCACGTTGTGTTTTCGGTTCACCCGGAGCATAATTTGTGATACAATGAGATAGTCTTTTTGCAAAGATTACCTCCCTGAATAACTGGGGCAACTTAGGTTGCCCCTTTCTTTTTATATTTCCTGTGGTATAGTATTGTTATCCCTGACAGTGACATGGGGTCACTGACTTAACCCAGACAGGAGATCGACATGGGTACAACAACTTTTTCAGGTCCTATTAAAGCTGGGACAATAAAGGATACTACAGGTACAACTGTAGGAACCAACAAAGCAAATGTGGGTTTTGTTAAAATGGCGCAAACAGCGTCTTGGACACAGTCTACTACTGCTGCGGACACAGGAATCGTTATTCCTGCAAATAGTCAAATCGTTGAAATACGGGTTTATATCACCACTGCGTGTGATGCCGCAAACATCACCATGGGCACGAGTTCAACTGCTACTGAATTGTTTACTGCGTTAGCCGCAGGTACAGCAGCTAATGTTATTAAACTTGGTTCGGCTGGAACAATCACAGATGCGGATACTTGGGTAGATATTGGAACCGCTGATCTTCCGATCTTTATAGACTTTTCAGCGGGATCGTCTGGCGCGGGTAATGTTACGGTTGAATACATCCAAGGCATCAATAACGCCTAGAGGAGGTAACACATGGCTGCTTCTATATTTGCAAAGACAGCTACTGCCACAGGAACACTACAAGGCGGCAGGACTCGTCTAAAGGCTTTCTATGTGAAGACAGCCTCAAGCGGGTCTCCTCAAGTAGTTTTCAAAAATGGTAGTGGTGGAGCAACGTTGTTAGACATGGTGTTTAACACCTCGGATGACACACAAGTAACGATACCCGATCATGGTATCATCTTTGAGGATGAGTGCCATGTAACCCTAACTAACATCACTTCGATAACTGGATTTTTCGGGTGAGTGTAAAGGAGATAAAACATGGCTGACGCAGCTACAGTAGTCATGAAGACTACGATTTTACCGGACGAGATAGCCAAAACTATCGAAGCCACAACCACCGTTTCGCCAAAAGACGCGAACGACAAGTGGTACTACAAACTAACCAGTGTAAGTGCTGCAAGCACTGACTTGATGGCTGGATATTTCACAGACTATACTGCTGTGGATGACGATACTCAGCCCACAGCAATAGCTACAGGTGATAAGGTTGAGTTCATTTACATCAAAAATACGGACTCAGCTAATCATATTTATATTGTTTTTGACGGTGGGACCGTAGCAAATACAACTGGGGACGCTGTTAAAATTAGCCCTAATGAATCCTTTTATGCAAGGCTTCCAAACACAACCGTTGCTGACATACACGCAATTGGTCACGATGGATCAAGTGCCGCAACAGCAACATGCATTGTTTGTGCATTACTGGATGACGTTGCATAGGGATTAGCTAAATGGCTAAGATCGACAAGGCCAAGATGAAATGCAACAAGCCGAAACGTCAGGTTTCTGGTGGTAAAAAGTTTGTTGTAAAGGCTTGCGATAAGGGCAAAGAAAAGATTGTTCGTTTCGGTGACGCTAATATGAAGATTAGAAAGTCTAATCCGAAAGCGAGAAAATCTTTTCGTGCCCGTCACGGCTGTGACAAAGGCACGTTGGATAAACTAAAGGCTAGATACTGGTCTTGTAAAATGTGGTGAAGAGGATGTTAGGTTTTGATAAGTCGCGCACAAATACCTTTTCAAATATCGAAGACTCCCAGGAGGCAAACTAATGGCGAAAAAAAAGGCAAAAAGAGACGCTTGTTATTACAAAGTAAAAAGCCGATACAAGGTTTGGCCAAGCGCATACGCTTCAGGGGCACTTTCTAAGTGTCGTAAAGTGGGGGCAAAAAACTGGGGTAATTCTAAAAAAGCCGCTGAGGGCGGTGTGGTTTCGGCTATCGATAACCCTAAAAGACCCCCAAGAAGAAATCTTAAAAACGGTGGGTTTATCGCCGCTGGTTGTGGCCCTGCTATGCAAGAAAAAAAACGACAGGTTACGAGGATATTCTAATGGCAAAGAACTCCCTTCGTGAATGGTTTGCACAAAATCAAGGTAAGGGCTGGGTTGACTGCAAGACAGGTAAACCCTGTGGTCGTCAAAAGGGTGAAAAACGCAGAGGCTACCCTGCTTGTAGACCTACAATGGCGCAGTGTACTTCTGCTGCAAAGAAGAAGAAGTCTTCTAAACGAATAAGTTGGAAGGCTAGTGGTGGTGGTTTAGTAGCTACCAGAGGTGTAAGAATTTTCTAAAGGAGAAACATCATGATGAAAAAGAAAGGATACCGTGGCGGCGGTAAAATGAAATCCAAGGGCTATAAGGCTGGCGGTAAAATGAAATCTAAAGGATATGCCGCTGGTGGTAAAATGAAATCCAAGGGCTATAAAGCTGGCGGTAAGATGAAGACTAAAGGCTATAAGGCTGGCGGTAAAATGAAAAAAGGGTATCGTCTTGGCGGTAAAATGATGTCTAAGGGCGGCGTGATCGGCGGAAAAGTAAGAATATTCTAAAGACAAATGCCATACCTACAAAGCAACATACCTTATTTTAAGGCTTGGGTTCGTCGTGAGTACACCCATAATCATGAGAAATATCACGGCGAGTTTCTCCATGCGATGGTGGTTGCAGTTACAACCATACCGAATAGATCTCTAAGTTTTCAAGTAATCTTTACGGGATGTGAAGCTGAAGACGAGGAGGAAGATACAATTCACGGCGGTGCAATGTGGGCCAGGATGCCTATAACTGCCTTGGTTGCAGATATACCTTTAGAAGAATGGCCTGAACCCATGGCGACACATGACGCACAACCTTGGGATTGTTCCTCACATAATCATTCAGTTTATGTTTTGGACAGGGCTACACCGTGTCCTTGGTTAGCTAAGATCGATGGTCAAATGTTTCCTGCTAAGTATTTGTTTACTGTAGACTACACTGACAGCGAGATTGGTGATGATCCTGCACAACACAAACAAAGCCATGTTTTACAGCTTTTAGATGCAGGAGAGTGGACAGGTAATATTGTTGCGTTACCAAACAATCGGGTGCGTGTAACGCATCCAGCTTGGTTTGCGGTAGGAGAGGGTGCCCCTGATTTCAAACCCTCACAACATATACACTATTCAAAAAGTGATTTAGACTATACACTAGATGTAAATCGAGTATTCGATAACCTATACAACGAGGAAGAGAAAGATGGCTAAAAAGTTTCCTGACTTAACTGGTGACGGTAAAGTCACACAAGCAGACATTTTAAAAGGTCGTGGTGTCAAACTACAAAGTGGTGGACAAGCTAAATCTCCCACAAGACCAAGGAATAGAAAAGTTGATAGAGGAATTATCGAACGAGGTGGGGTAACCCCTCTTAGGGCGTTGACCGCAGTTATACTTGGTCGGAAAGAAAAAAGAGACGAACGCAAGTATATGGATCATTTAAAAGAAATGGGAATGTTTGATGAGGGCGGTGGTAGAGCTAACGTGCCAGCAAAAAAAACTAAAAAAAGAAAGTACAAGTCTACTAATAAACCTATAAGAGTTGCTGACGGCGGTAGAGTAACATCTTTTAAAAACGGTGGTGCCGTTATGACTAAGACCAACCAGAAACCACACATGAGTTAAGCTATGGCAACTTCAGGATCAAGAGACTTCGAACTCGATGTAGCGGACATCATCGAAGAAGCATATGAAAGATGCGGACTAGAGGTTCGTACAGGCTACGATGCAAAGACGGCTCGTCGGTCTCTTAACCTGATGTTTGCAGAATGGGCGAACAGAGGTTTAAATCTCTGGACGATAAAGCAAGCAACACTTACGCTTACCAAGGGCCAGGCCCAAGAGACACTGACATCTGATGTGGTGGATCTTCTTGAGGTGGTACTAAGACGTGACGGTACAGACTTTGAACTAAGCAGAATTAGCAGGGGTGAATATCTAACAATCCCTAGCAAAACTACAGAAGCTCGTCCAAGTCAGTATTACTTTGACAGAAAGATCGCTCCGGTTATTAATATCTGGGCTACTCCAGAAAACTCAACAGATCAGATAGTTTATTATTATGTGCAACGAATCGAGGATGCTGATACTCTTACTAATACTACTGATATGCCTTTTCGTTTCTATCCTTGTATGGTGGCTGGATTAGCATATTACCTATCTATGAAACGTGCTCCAGAGCGGATTCAGTTGTTAAAATCTGTTTATGAAGAAGAGTTCCAACGTGCGTCTGATGAGGACGAAGATAGAACACCTCTGAAACTACAACCTAGTATACAATACTTGAGGGTATAATGGCATTTGCGTCCGGCAAAAAAGCTTACGGTATATCAGATCGATCTGGTTTTCGGTATCGACTCAGGGATATGCGTAAAGAATGGAACGGACTACTTGTAGGTAAAGACGAGTTTGAAGCAAAACACCCTCAACTTAAACCTCCTCGTGTAGGTGCAGATCCACAGGCGTTGAGAGATCCACGTCCAGAAACAGGACTAGATGAGCAGAGATCATTACAGTATGGATTTAATCCTGTTGGTTTCAGAGAAATACCAGGAGTAACTCCTGCTAACAATCTTGTTGCTACGGGTGGAGTTGGCACTGTAACAATATTTTTACCTGAGACATTAGGAACACAAGGTATAGGTCAGGTTGGTAATGTAACGGTACAAACAGGACTTCCTGTTACAGCGATTATTTCAGGTTTTGCTTCAGCCACGGGTTCTGTTGGTTCTGTAACCATATCTACCCCAGCCGCTTCTGTGACCGCTTCGGCTACAGGTTCCGCTTCTACGGGTTCTGTTGGTTCTGTAACAACAGTGCAAAACACAACGATTTATACAGTTACGGTAGCCTCTGGCACTAATTCATACGGTAGTGGTAATAAGTATTACATCGATGGATCAGTATCACCAACGTTAAATCTAACAGAGGGTAGTGTGTTCCGGTTTGATCAAAGCGACTCAAGTAATAGTGGACATCCCTTACGTTTTAGCACAACAGCAAATGGCACACATGGAGGTGGTTCGGAGTATACCACGGGTGTCGTTACAGCGGGAACTCCGGGCAGTTCTGGAGCGTACACACAGATAACAGTAGCATCAGGTGCTCCAACGTTGTATTACTATTGTACCAACCATTCAGGTATGGGAGGCCAAGCGAACACACCATGAGTTTTACATACGACAGTTTGAAACAAGCAATACAAGATTATACGGAAAACTCGGAGACGACTTTCGTAAACAATCTACCTGTGTTTATACGGGCCGCTGAAGAACGTATTTTAAAAAACGTTCAGTTAAATTTATTTATGAGAAATCAAGTTGGTACGATGACAACAAACAATCAGTACCTTGGTGCGCCTAGTGATTTCTTGGCTCCGTTTTCTATAACCGTAACAGTAAGTGGTAAGAAACAGTTTCTTGAGTTTAAAGATCTTTCTTTTATAGAGGAGTTCAACCCTGATTATACTGTGACAGGAGTACCAAGATACTATGCTCAGTTTGATGTGGGCAACTTTATTGTTGCTCCTACTCCTAATCAGGACTACGCGGTCGAAGTTCAGTATTTGTTTAGACCTGCTAGTTTAACTTCTGGAGCAGGGACAGACACTACATGGTTAAGTGATAACGCTGATTTGGCAATGTTGTATGGTTCTTTAGTCGAAGCATACATCTTTATGAAGGGTGAGCAGGACATAATGGCTCAATATAATCAACGGTTTAATGAAGCTGTAATTGGGTTAAAGATGCTTGGAGAAGCAAAAGAAACTACGCAAGACTATCGCGTTGGTAAAGTAATAAGGCCGAAACAATAATGTTTAAATTGAATTTTGATATACCTAGCGATCCAATCGTTAATGTACACACAACAGAAAATCGAGGGTTTACTCCCGATGAGGTTGCAGAACGCTGTGTGGAAAAGCTGATTAGTGTATCTGATACAGCACACCCTGCTATTAGGGATCAAGCACGAGCGTTCCAAAAGCACATGGAAAAGGTGGTTGCATTTTATATGCGAGAAGCTATTCGCAGTGACCGCACAACCGTGTATAATGCCCTTA